TCATCCTTGTGATTCTTCAGCCACTCGTCAGTCGCAGCCTGAACTTTGATTCCTAAATCTTGTTCTTCTGCGTCCGAGTCCTCATCATCTTCCTCATCATCTTCATCGATTTCTTCTGACTCATCATCTTCGTCGTCATCAGAATCAATTTCTTCGTCCTCGTCCTCATCCTCATCTTCGGCGAGGATTTCGTCTGAGTCATCCTCATCCTCGTCGTCTTCGATATCCTCTAATTCAATTTCATTTGGAAGAGCGGAAACATCAAGACCGAGCATAGCTGCTACTTGTTCCTTCTCGCCCGGTTTAAACACATGCTTTGTCATTCGGCTGCTCCCTTTCCCGTAGTAAACGGTAACGGTGTTCAAGTTTGGATGCGGCAGACTGCAATCGGATTGTAAAATCTTCCGCATCCTTTGCGAGTTCGCGAAGCTTTGAAATGTGCTCCGCTATTTCTAACTTCAATCCGAGTTCGTCCATTGGCGTATGAGTTAATGGTGCAGGCGAAGGGACTCGAACCCTTATGGTTTTTCAACCTGTGGATTTTAAGTCCACTGCGTATGCCATTCCGCCACGCCTGCGAAAGAGAATGGATGCATAGGTCCGGGGGGAACCTATGCATCCGGTGGATTTACTGCAACTTACTGGTTGTCCGGCGTCCAATCAATCGGGCGCCAACCGAGAACCTGATTGTTCGGCTTGTTGTTATACGTTCCAGGGCCGAGGCAAACGAAAACCTCCTTGCCCTTGAACTCCTCGAAATGAACAACGCCACCGTCCTTTTCGAGATCGACTCGCATCGCCTTCAGGAAATCAAACGCGAGGCCAGGATATTCCTCCGGGAATGTCTGGTCGTACGTGAGACCCTGATACTCATTACCGGGTTCCTCAACCTTGATGGTAATGACGTGGTTAATCGCTCCCGAGCGCTTCTCCGACTTCGCCACACGCTCCTGATAATTCGTGATGCGAACCGGAAGCCACGTCGGTGCTTCAACCAAACGTGTACGAGCGATATCGTCCTTCGAATACGTGAATGCCATGATTCTTTTTTCCTTGTGTGTAGAGGGTGAAGTGTACTGCTTTACACGCTTACTTGAGTTCCTAATGTAATTACCCCTTGGTGCTTACTTAGGATTAACGAAAGGTGCGACGTTTGATTTGCCTAGTTCCATTACCTCCATGATTGATGGTTGAATGATTTCAAAGAAGTTGCGATTCGTAAAGTCAATCTCCTTAGGTAACTTTAACGTTGTTCTCGCAAAATCTTCTCCAGAATTGACCGTGCGTGCGATGAACTGTTGCTTTCCACCAACCGGCTTTTGCTCGAAGTGATAAATCTCGTCGAAGTAGCCCGGTATTTTGGCAGCGACTTTCTTTCCCCCGGTCAATAAACTTCTCGTAACGACGACTGTATCATCATTGAGATTCGTTTTCTCAGTCTTGATGACGTGGGCTACGAGAATCTTGTACTTGCATCGAAGCTGTTGAAGAAACATTACTAGTTCAGTCAACATTGCATTCTCTGCATTGTAATCTTCAATCGAGTTAACTGCGACGCCGCTGATTTTCTTACCCTTACCTTCAAGACCTTTGAGCCTAATGACGTTTTGCAATAGTAAATCAGCAGTCGAGGTGAGTGAATCAACAATCACGGTGTCGAATGGAAAGCGTTTCATCTTGCTTAATTCGATGAACTCGTCCCATTTCTTGTCGAACTTCGCGTAATCTTCTCGCGTGTACGTGTCGTACGATAAATCACGTTTACCACGCGGGTAATGATACGCTGCGACCGAACGTATTCTACTCTCCATATCGAATACGTAGGGATTGGGAAAGCTTGCTGCCGCAATACTCTTGCCACTGCTCACTTCCCCTTTGAACAGCATGAGGAATTCTTCTTTCGCGAGCGCTTCCTCGATGCTTGGCATTTAGTTGCTCTCATCAATGACCGGAATCAATTCGGATTCCTCGTCGGTCGGTTCTGGAATGGAAGGGTTCGGTTCGTATTCCTTCCGCCGTTCCTCACGATACGTTTCGAGTTGCGCCTTCAAATCGTGATGCGGATAGAAAGTAAACAACGTGTTGTACTTTGAATCGCGCAACGAATAGTTCTCAAGCGTCTCAATGTTCGTGAGATTCAAGAGTTCACGAAGAATTCGTTGCGTGATGTGCAATGCCGATTCGATGTTGTCAACGAGTTCGATTTCGATGCGAAAGCTCTTGTCTTTGTCAGCCATTTTAAATCTCGATTCCTTTTGATTGATGCCCGCATTGCAAGCATTCGATGTACAGTCTGCCGTTTAGTGTACGCCGTGCCGTTTCAGGATGTCTGCAACAATGTTCGATACAGGCGCGGACAATTCCGTTGGCGAATTTGACGAGTGGTTTGGATGCTCCCTGCGACAATCGATGCAAACGGGATTCGCTCGGAGCGATGCGTACTTGTCGATTACGAATTCCCGATTGCACGATGGACATACTGATTCCTTGCCTAAGATAAATTCAGGCATGATGTAATGGTTGCAGTTGGTTAACATGCAACGATACACATGCGCTTTCTTTAGCTTAACTCGGCGGTATTGATGCGTGTGATTCGAGTTCGCCCGACGCTTGGGCATTTACATTCTCCTTACCTTGCTTTGCTAGCTCGGTGATAATCTTCGATATCACGTTCGCTGCACGTTGCTTTACGTGCTCAGGAACTGGAATGTTCATGATTGCGAGCGTTTGAAAGTATGCTTCAAACGTTGCTCCTATCGTCTCAGCGTCGATAGGATCGAGCGTAACGGTGATTGGCTTTGCTAGTTCATCGAAGCCCGGTCGCTCGCTTTCTTTTTTCAGGTCGTATAGCATTTTAGTTATCCTTTGAGTCGCTTGAACCATTCATCCCGAAGGTGCTGATACTCGGGAAACATATCAAACACGCTAGCGAAGTAGAAGTCTTCCTCACCAACGAAACAATCCGCGTGAGCTTTCTTTGCGTCACTAAACTTACGTTCACAAAACATGAGCGAGTTCATGATATGGTCGCTCTCCATATGCTGAACTGGCTTACCATTCCACGTCTTGTGAACCTTGCGCTCCGGGGTATTGAAGATTGAATGCCGCTTGGGTGTTAGCTTTTCTTGCTCGTCGTATTCATCCCATTCGCGGTCGCGGTCGAAGTTCATTTTAATCTCGATTCAAAGGGTTCCAAATTGGAACGACGGTGTAGTTCGTTTCCTTCAGATACTTACGGTGGCTCGGTTGCGCGGAACATAACGTAATGTATCTACATCCACCGTACATACCGCATGCTTCTCGATTGCGCCTAAACTTTCCTTCGTGCATCATATCCAAGTGTCTGAGGATATCACGAACGGCGTCCTCTTTCCATTCGTCGATTACTTCTTGGCTCTTTGTAACGACGATGCGTTCGAACTTTCCAGTGTTACCTTTCACGCCGATGCGATTGATAATCAAGTTCTTCGAATTCAATGCCCACATGTATCCGTGGAATTGATTGCTCATAATCGCTGGCTTGAAGTATGAACCCCACGATTTGTGGTCTACCGGGCACAAATAAGGTTGAGCTAATACAAGGTCCGTGATGCCCGTATAGAGAATATGAATCTCATCATCCTCATACAAAGTTTTCGCGAACGTACTTTCCACCAGTGGATTGTTATTCGTATCTCTTGCAACAACCCAATTGTCGGTGATGTACTTCGCGGTGTATGCGGAATAAATGTCGATGCAAGCGTTGATTTGCGAACGTGTGAGTTGGGTTTTCGCAGCCGCATACGCTTCCATCCTTGCTGCAACTTGGCCGCGCAATATATTCTGCGGTGTATTATGAAAGTGCGCGTAGTGCTCAGCTAAGCCTTCGTGAATAATGAGTCCGAGTTCCAAAGACTCCATTCCATAATCACGCGGCTCAATCGAATCGATGAAACGATACGCGGCTTGCTGATTGCACGTTTGAATACCCGCAAGGACTTGCGAGTCGATGCTGATAACGAGCTTATCCGTTTGCTTCGGTGCGTCGTTATCAAGTTTTGAGGTATCGGTGAGAGTCATGCTATTTTATCTCGATTCCTAACGTTTGCTCAAGCGTGTCCTTAGCGTTCAAGTATCGCAAGCGTTCGACGCCTTGCATTATTTTCCAGAGTCCGTTGCTTAACTGTAGAAGGTAAAGTAAGGATTGAATTTGAAAACCTTGCTTAACCAACGAGTTAAACATGATATGAAACTCTCTTGGACGCTCCGTTTGAAACGTGTGGAGATATAAAACTTCGATGGGGTCATATATCTTCACGCCTTTCTCAAACTTGAACGACCAAGGAACTGAGTTAGCATAGCGATGAATGACTTTATACTTTCCATCGCGCACCGCGTCTGCTAACTCAAAGCACGCACGTTCAAACGTTATTTGATTTGGCGTCGGCATCTTTCTTTGCGAGCACTTTGAACCACAACTCTATCGCAGGGATTGGGCATTCCTTGATGTGTGAATCCCATTCGCCACATAGCATGCACTCTTGAAACGTTTCGCCCGATTGAGAATCGTGATGATTTTGAATCGCATCTTCAAGCGCTTCGGTGAGTGTATTGAGAACGAGTTCGGTGCGGTCGTTGTTTGGTATGGCTTTCATTATTCTTCAGGCTCCGCGAACATCTTATCGAAACACTTGCCACAAATTCCGCTGACGAGAAATTCCCGCTCGTCTTTAGAGAGATTGGGAAACGCATTTTGCACAAACATACCGTGGTCCCAATTGTAATAGGCTTGAGCTGTTACTGTAACAACCTGCGGAATGTTGCAATAAGTACAATTCCCTGATAGAGTGTATTGTCCATCGGGTGTCTTATAGATTTTGAGTTCGGGCATTAGCTTACCGCGCGCTTCCTTAGCTTGAGAATTGTTGCGGACTTCTTTGGTTTAAGTTTGAGTCGTTTGTCGTCCTTATAAGATTCAATGTCGATGTCGAACGTGAATGCAAGAGCGTTGGCAATTACGAAGCTTCGCGATACCCCGTATCGGTTGCATTCCTTTTCGATTGCTCGCTCGATTGCTGATTCAACGGCGGTGGATAATCTCGCACGACGCTGACCGATGTATCGACGTTGAATAATCACTGGCCCGTTTCCTTGAGCTTAGCGCGTGCGTCCCACAGAATCTTCGCGATGTTTCGCAAGGTATCGATTCGAGTGAGACGATATGCTTTGAATTGTTCGTCGTCTGCCATCTTTTCCGTGACGGCCTGGAGTTCACCAATCATGGAGATTAACGATACTCGCAAGGTGGTGATTTGCTGCGATGTCAATTCAACGGGAATGGTTGGGATGGTTTCTTCAGGCAGGGATTCGACTTGATTGATTTGCTTTTTCATTTGCTTTGCTCGCTTTCTTTTGGCGCTGCGGTTACTGAGCGGATAAGTAATCGAGGTGTGTACTTTTTACATGGTGCCGCTGGCGCTGTCTGGATTTTATCATGGTTGCCATGCTACCACAAGTGTATAATTTACACACCTCGGGTTGCAGAGGTGCAAGGATGCGAGCGCTCCAAGGTGCCGAACCTGCTAGAGCGCAGCGCGAGCGCGTCTGAGACACGTTCGGCAGGTTGTCGCGCTCAGCATACGGGCCAGGTTGCGAGCGCTCCACAACGGCCGACGATGCGCGCTAGGCTACCACGCGATAATCTATCGTAAATAGCAAAAGGCCCGACCAATTCCATACGGGAATCAATCGGGCCTTTATGCTTTGAGTTGCGTTGAGCGTGCTATTTTCCTATGCCTCGGCGAATACATGCTCCATATTTCTTTTCTAGCCAAAGGCAATCATCGACGAAGGAGCAATCGTAATCTTCAAGCGTCCAGATAGCGATGCGTCCGTAGAATCTAGACGCGCCCATCATATCGCTTTTGTGTATGATGATAACGTCTTTATCCTCGTCAGCGATGCGAATGTTGTACTTGATTTTGAACTCTGCGAATGTCATAAGCTTAGCGACGTGACTTCAAATAACCAATCGAATCGCCACGATATCGAACGACGATGCCCTTATCAGAATCAAGCGAACGAATCTCAATCGTGGCGAGCGGACGGTAAAGACTCCAGAAACGCATGAAATCGTTTACTTTCTTTTCTGGCCCTGCATAGAGCAATGCTTTACCTTCGGGCGTGTCAATGTAGATTGTGAGATTGTTAATCATTACGAATTCTCGAGCCGCTTTGCTTCGCGAGCTTCGTATTCTTTGGCAGTGAGCACGACGCAATAACCTGGCCGAACGCTGTAAACGTTCTTAGCGTAATTCAATGCGCCTTCCTTGGACGATGCGAGCACTTGAATGATTCCCGTTGGAGCAATCACGACAAAGGATTCGTAATCCTTCAAGTCCCTGCCGGAATTGTTAAACGCGGCACGGAAGTCAGCACGCGATGATTCACACGTCGCGCAAAGGCAATCGCAGAACTGAGGTTGAATGCAAACTTTGCAGGGTTTCATTTGCTTTTCCTTTAGAGCGTGTTGAGCGCGTAAACGAGCAGGGCCAGGAGCAAGGTTAACGGAATGGTCAACTCGTATTCTCGCGTGCGCAATGACGCGCACGCGAGAATAAAGGTTGGCACGATGGCGATGCGAATTAGTATGTCCAACGCTTGCCACCGTTTGCGTAGATTGCGCTAGCCAATTCTTTCATGAGAGAAGACTCCTCCCAATTGTTCTCGTTACGGTCGATGATGTTGCTAATCAATGAGCGCTTCTTCTCGACGAGTTCGGTCAGCCATTCGTCAATCGTGCCGACCGAAATCATATACGTGATGTTCACGTGTTCCGCTGTTGAGCCAAACCTCGTGAATCGGGTTTCCGCTTGCTCCTCGTTTGCAGGATTCCATTGACGCTCAAGCATGATAGCGTCAGAGCAAAACTGCAAGTTCAAACCTTCGCCCGATGCAAGGGTACTCGCAATTAAGATGCGATGCCCGTCGTCATTCTTAAATGCTTCGACAACGCTTTGCCGTTGGTCTGCGTCTAACTCAGACTTCAAGTGCAAGCATTCTTTCCATCCACCTTGAATGGCCCAGGTATCGAGCACTTCCTTGAGCGCGAGCAACGTTTCTTTGTGGTGTCCGAAAATAACAATCTTTCGGTCCGTGCTCAAGAGAAAATCCGTAACGTGTTCAACCGTTGGGCCAATCTTTGCCATGCCGGTGATGCGTCGCATGCGTGCAAAGAAACCAAGGATATTCGTGTAGTCTGCGGCATTCGGCTCGCCGTCGGCTTTGTCCATGAACTGATCGAACTCTTTCATGACATCCGTGTAGGCTCTTCTCAATTCCTTGTTTTCCATTTCGGAATTGAAGAAGTTCCGGCGAATGGTTGGCAGCTCAGGCGCTACTTCAGCGCGTGTGCGACGAATCATAATGCCGTCCAACGCATCATAGAAGTTATCGCGAGCTTTAATGATGTGGTAGTTCCCTTGATTATCCTGCCAATAATCAAAGTACCGTGACATCATCATATGCTTGCTCGGGAACTTGGTTGGCGCAATCAAGTTAAGAATCGGGAAGAACTCATCCGCCTTATTCTTGATTGGCGTGCCTGATACGCCAATGATATGCTTGATGCCGACTTTCTGTACCAAAAGGCGAACGGCATTCGTACGCTTCGCGTCTTCATTCTTGATGTATTGACATTCATCAAGGATAATGGTCTTGATGTGCGCGAACTTGGCCGCTGCCTCGTCTGAGGACATACGGGCCAGGGTATCGTAGCTAATGATGTTGTACGGGAACTTGAATACCTTTTCCTTTGACGAGTCGATGGTTTGAATCAAAGGATTGCCCGTCCAATTGTACGCTTCGATTTCAGACTGTCGACGCAGGCCGGACTTGACGCAAAGCAATGCTGGCAACATCTCAGGATGGAGCTTCAATGCGCCAAAGTATTGAACAGTCTTGCCCAGGCCCATCTCATCACCAATGATGCAACGGAAACCTGTCGTTTCGATGAATTCGATTCCGAGCTTTTGGAAATCGAATAGGTGCTGACCCTTTTCCGATACGATGTCGTAGTCTGCCCTGTTTACCTTTGTGATAGTTGAGTGTCCACACGCGAGCTTAATAAGGAATGTATCCTTTGCTAGCGTGGTTCGGCTTTTTTCGACTGCGGGTAGTCCGCAATACTTGCAGTGCTCAATAATCCTAGCCATTGTCGTTTGCTCCCTGCTGTTACTGAATTGTGAATTGAAGTAGAAGTCTGATAAAGCGCTCAGGATAGGTGAGATGCTGAGCGCTCTACAGAATGCTAATTCATAATCTGATACGATGCACCGTGCTCGATTGAATCAGCGAGGGTTTGCACGGTGGTAGTTGTCGCGAAGTCCAGGTTATGCGCGATGCAATATTCCATGACCTGCGTGACAGACTTGAAAAGAATCACGACGGAATTGCGGTCGACAATTGGAAGAACCTGCGAGCCGTAATTGCACGATACCTTCGCAAACATGCTAGGTGTCCGCTGCGAATGATATTCGCTTGAATAGTTACGCTTCGATGCGTCAAAGAATCCGATGTACATTTTAGTTTTCCTCTTTCGTTACCTGCGATGCGGCATTCGTAAGGATACGGAGCGCGTCGTTATCGGCTGCGAGATTACCTAATGGGCCGAGCTTCACGCTGTAACGATAACCAATGTGATTAGCTGCTGAGCCTAGGATGCGAAGCGCTTCAAGAGTTGAGAGTAACATTTGCTTTAACCTTTCGATGGAATGTGGTAGATTGCTTCGATTCGTTTGCGATTATTAAACATTGCATACCCGCCGTCGCTGTGAACGCCGTTCTTGATTGCGAATATGTGCCCAGGTATCAGCACGATAACGTTGTCCGTTGGGATAGCGTCATGCGTGAGGTTCACGCGATGCTCAGGCAAACAAAGGTTAAACGCTTGGAATGCCTTTACCCAATGAGAACCACGCGCGCCACAATTGTTCCGGCGGCCTGCGTGTGCGAGCGCGATGTAGCAAAGTTCATAATCAATGCCCGATGCGATGTGCAATGCTCGCACAGTGCAATCACGCTTTAGATTTGCGTCTCGGCCTGCGATGTCGTAAGGATTTGACATTTGCTTATTTCGCTTTGAGGGTTTCGAGCATTGCAGCGATAGCAGGGTTCGACTTCGCAGCAGCATCAAACTTAGCGCGCAATCTATCCTCAGCCGATGGCTTACGCTTCGATTCCTTTACCACATAGCCCGATTGATTGTGTCGCGCATTGCGGAATGCCGACGATGAAACACCTTCGGGCACACGTTCGATTAGCATGTCCAATTCCTCATTAGACTTTGAGGACAATCGGCGATGCATCTCTTCTGCGGCTTTGCGATGTCGCAGCATTAGCTCAGCCGATGCCTTTTGAATGCCATCCAAGCGCGTCGCAATTTCTTCAATTGTCATGCCTTGAATCATGCTCAATTCGTCAGTCTGTATGGCTTTGATTTGCTCTGAGCTGAAAATTGTATCCATTGGGTTTGCTCCGGGTTCCTGGGTTGCCTGATAACTAATCGGTAGGCCCGACTGTCCACTTTTGGGGACAAGCAAGGCGGAGAATTACAACCCTTATACACCAAGTGCTCACTAATACCTAACGCTAAATCCACCATGTTGCACCCTGGGCTGAGCGCGTGCAAGTGTCGGCGATGCAAGGGTTTAGCGTGTTTCGGAGCTCTTACCCTCCCCTCTAGTCTCTTGCCCGTACTAGTCCCGTTTGTAAGATTTACATAGGTGTGTAGTTCTTACATTCTTATTAGTTATTATATTAAAAAAAAAAAAAAAAAAAAGAAAGAATAAAGGATAACTAATCCCCGACCGGGTAAAAGTTACACACTTGAGATTTGGGGAGGGTAGGCTAGACATAGGGTAGGGGGGAGGGTCATGCCGTCCAAACCGTACAAGTCCAAGGTTTGCAAGCACTTAGGGGCAATCCCTGCGGGTTGATTTGTGGTGGAGTCGTGGTGAGGTTCGGGTTGTACCTTGGTTGCGTCGTGGTGTAGTTGTCTGTCCTCAAGTGAGGAATGCGGCAACCTGGGTGCCACTAGTGAGGAATGCGAGCGCTTACAGGGAAGCTATAAGAACGCAAAAGGCACGCAAGGCAATAGGGCAGTCCGTGCCCTACGCTTAGCGTGCCTTAGATTGCGTCCTATTGCGTCCTCAGCCTAGCAGCCAAGGAATCAACGGACAAAGCAAAAGGCCGGCAACCCCTGAGGATTACCGGCCTTTAGCCTACGATGCGAGCGCGAGCGCTTTAGACGCCCGTCCCCATCGCGATGAGCGTATCCAAGAACCCCGGATTTGCTTCGCACTTGACGCGAAGCACGTCAACGTCCATACGGAGCGCGGCAGCAACCCGCTTGAGGGTTTCCGCCATCTTCTTCTCCGGTCCAAGGATGGAATCCCGAACGAAGTTCTTGCCAGCGTCCCTGATAGCCTCATTCCGCGCTCCAAGCGCGAACTTTGCCAACTCTGCCTGAGACCCTCCAAACAACGCGAGAATTGCCTCTAGCGGGTTCTCCACGTTGTCGGCGAGCGCGTACGTGGTGACGTTCACTTCGCCCGAGCGCTTGCTGTCTTTATCGCTCGCGACAACGGCCGAAACGGTGGAGACGAGATCCGGATGTGAGACTTCGGGCTGTTCAAGCGTGCCGAACGACTTGTGGTCTTCAAACTTGGTTGCGACTCTTGCCATGATGCTACTTGCTCCCTGAGGTTGGCCGGTGAATCCGGCATAAGTGCCTTATACGGATATCGCCCCTGCAACGCAAGCGCTAAATTTGCTCGCATCGCAGGGGCGGTACCCTGCCACGGAATTAGCCAGGGCGACTGCTAGGCGGAGAACCTACGCTCGCGTCTTTGCTCGTCTCGAGTATGGCGAGCGCTCAGCAGAATATCAACGGCAGCGTCGTAATGAACGCCGGACATGCACAGCACGCGCACAGCGCGCTTGAACGCTTTAAATTCGGCAACGGTAGAGGATGCGAGGACGGCGAGCAAGAGCGCTTGATTGTTTGACATTACAGATTCCAATTCTTAGTTCGATTGTAGAGGTTAACGTTGTCGGCGATTACGGTTCGGATAGCACGATTGACGTGCATGGTCTTCCAAGCACGGCGGAAGTTCCGACGGCGGATTGCGCGCTCGCGCTCTGCCGTTTGAATCTGCCATGCAAGCAAGCGCTCGCAATGGCTTAAGAACTTGACGCGCTCACGAGCGCTATTCACAGCCATTCCAGTCTGACTCCGCGCTGAGATTAGCTGAGCGCTCGCGCATGTAATCCGCGCTGCTCGCGTCGATTCGCGCATCGTGCGAACCTGCCACGATAACGCCGTTTGCCCACACACAGAGTTGCACGCCATTGCAGAGGACAACGGCAACAGGGTAGCGCTTCGCGATGGTATCGGCGAACTCCAAGCAACCCGCCTTAAAGGTTCGGCCGTTGCCGTCCTGGGTGATTACGTGAATGGTGTAGGTGTCTGAGTAGAACGTATGTTCCGCCGTCGATTGCTTCATGGTCTTTTGCTCCAAGGTTAGAGGTTAGTGAAAGACGCGCTCAGCGCGTGCGACGATTTTAGTCTGAGTCGCAAACGGAATGCAACAGCCAAATGGAACAACTTGATATCACTTGCTCCCCTACGCTGGGTGATTTTTTGGCGGAATGACAGACGGCGGAGGGGGAGGGGAGGACCATTCCGCATGCTTTGAGCGCTCAGCGGAGAATAATCGTCGGCCAGGTACCCCCATAGGCGTCCTCATGGGTCCCCCCGGCGCGCAAAGTTAACGGCGCTCCGAAGCTCTCTGGGAAAGGAATAAATTGATTCTCAAAATATACAATTCCCAAACGCAATTCCTTCGTATAAATTTTCCAAAATATTCAAAGTGGCTACCAAAGCACCTTGGCATGCTTATATACGCGCGCCCGCGCACACGTTGCACACTTTTTCCTTGCATGTCAACACCTTTATATGGTACAAACGACGGGACTCCACACTACCACATCGCAGGTGGTAACCACTTCAAGGGGAAAGGAAGGTGCGTCATGCATTTCTTAAACGCTGAAGCTTTGGCGCATCATCTGAACCCAAAGCATAATTATCTCCTGAGGACTAATGGAACATTTCGCAACGAACCAAACGTTGTCGAAATCAATCCGGAAGTTATCGAGCGAGATAACGAAGTTGCTGTGCCCAATGAAAGCACCCTCGAAACTTCCGGGACTCCCATTCTTGAAGTTGCAGAGAAAGCAACCATTGGGCGCGGCAACAACACGAACATTCCTGATTTCCTACGCACGACGATTGCTGTATTAGCTAATCAAGATGGTGAGAAAGGCACGGAGATAGCGAAAGCTTTCAACGTTGCTAATTCAACTGTCTCACAAGCGAAGCATGGGAACACTGGGAATGGCGATATCTCACCGCTCGCGCGAGCTGAAGTTGATAAAGTATTAGCAGGGAAGGCTACTTCACGCGATGAGATTGAAAAGCTCGCTCTCGCTAGAACGCTCGCAACCTTAGGCATCTTAACTGAGAGTGATATCGAATGTTTAGGTGCTAAGGATAAAGCCGACGTTGCAATGAAACTTTCTAAGGTTGCAGATAACATGCGACCGAAAGATGGACCTACTTCAGATAATCGCATTCAAGTGGTTATCAACGCACCGCCTATGCGTGAGAAAGTTCATTACGACGTGATTGAGGTTGGTTGAGTTTGATATTTAGCAAACAAAGCTAACGAGCGATAACTGGGTCATCATATCCCCGTATGATGTATCGCTCGTTAGCTCCTTCAAGATATTCAATTTGGGCAGTTTTAGTGGAGTTGGGTAAACCTTTAAGAGTTTGCTCCCCTTAAAGGCACGGTGAGAACTCTAGACTAGCTGCCCAATTCATTCGATGAACATAACCGAACAAGATATCGATGGGCCAAAGATAGTTGAATGGTCTCCTACACGTAAACAGGAGACATTAGTTACGCTGCCTGACGATATCTTTGAAGTGTTATATGGGGGCGCCGCAGGCCCAGGAAAGACCGAAATTCTCTACATGTTGCCGCTCATTAGACAGTGGCATCATCATCCAAGATATAAGGGTCTCATCCTACGGCGCACCTTTCCTGAACTTGAAGCCGAAATCATCGTTCGCTCGAAACAATGGTACGCATCGACAGGTGCCAAATATAATGAGCAAAAGAAACGATGGACCTTTCCTGCTGGTGGATACCAAGCATTCGGGCACGCTGAGCATGAAAAAGACATCTCAAAGTACGACGGAGTTGAATATAATTACGTCGGGTGGGATGAACTTACCCATTTTACCCAGTATCAATATCTTTACCTCGTCGCCTCGCGAGTCCGGTCCTCAACCTCTCAGCTCCCAGCTATTACTAGAGCTGGCTCAAACCCAGGAAACATTGGGCACACTTGGGTACGAAATAGATTCGTTGACCCTGCGCGAGAAGGCTTAAAGATAATCGTTGACAAGAAGACTGGCTTGAAGCGGTTTTACTTGCCAGCCAGAGTTGAAGATAATAAGCATCTCTTAGATAACGACCCAACGTACGTAGCAAAATTAGAATTGCTACCTACCGAGGCCGAACGCCGAGCAAAGAAATATGGCGACTGGTACACGTTCGAAGGTCAAGTCTTCAGCTTTAGATTGGAGCCTCTTCCCGACGAACCTATTAACGCTCGCCACGTTATCGAACCATTTCCAATTCCATTCTGGTGGCCCCGTGTTGCAGCAATCGATTGGGGATTCGCTGCGCATGTCTGGATTGGATGGGCAGCAATTGCTCCCGATGGACGAGTTTACCTCTATCGCGAATACTTTCAGAAAAGAAAGATGATTGCGGAGTGGGCTAGTGAGTTCAAGCGACTCTCCGCAAATGATAACTTGGAGTCAGTCGCTCTGGACCCCTCTGCATGGCAAAATCGTGGCGTTGAAACTATCGACCAGCAGTTTACCCAATACTCAGGATATACGCCTGAACGGGCAATTAACGACCGAATCGGGGGAAAGCTTTTACTTCACGACTATCTTAGATGGACCCCCAAGCCAAGAACTAAAGAAATTGCTGGAACGTTTAATCACGAACTTGCAACCAAAATACTTCGTAATCACGGACAAGCCAAGTACGACGAATACCTAAAATTTTTCGAAGAAGAGCCTGAAGAAACCAATCTACCTAAACTACAAATCTTTGAAAATTGCCAAGCGGTCATCGATGCGATTCCGAACTGCGTATACGATCCCGAGAATCCTGAGGATGTTAAAGAGTTCGATGGAGATGACCCATACGATGGAATAAGGTATCTCCTTCAGGCTTGTTCACGATTCAAGGATACGTCTTTCCGAACGAGCAGACGATTCGATCACATGGCACAGATGGAACGTGCGCACGCAGAAGGAAAGAAACGCGGTGACTTAACTAGCTTTTATATGCAAGCTCGTAAAGAGGAATCCCGCGTTGTTCCCTTTAGCGTCCGACCAAGGCGAAGGTAAACATGATTCCAATGTGGTGGGCGTTCTTAAGGTTCCTTAGAGCGGTATTCATTCCGCCAAAGTTCACTGAACTTGAGACAACCTTATTTCATCAGATAGCCAACTTGGAATCACAACTCAATATCGAGCGGGAACGTTACTTAGACCTCTCAAACAAAGTAATGTTTCCTGACACACCGCTAATTGATAACACGATGCGCGGTCCGTTATCAGCCGAGCCGAATATCTCTAAAGAGGCAGCGGAACGTAAACGGCTTTCTGACTTGAGCAAAGCGCGATGGCAGGAACACATCGCACGCCAAGAAATGAAAGCGGCCGAGTTAATGAAACTCGATGATGCTCGTGCAAAGGACGCACGTAATGAAACAGCAAGTGGACAATCGTCCTAACGGTAAACCTTCTAAGAAGAAAAAGAAGGGAACCAAGGATGCCGAGCGAGAGGCTAAACTCAAACACGGCAAAGGCAAAATGACATCGGCGGCATCGAAGGAAATGTCAAAACTCAAGATGCCTGTCGAATCAATCCTTGGACGCTCGTCCAAGAAATCATTACGTAAGCCCGGCGTGTTTACCAAAGGAGCATAGCATGATTGACGTTAACGATATGATGGCCGCTGAAAATCGTAGGCAAGAGGTTGCAGCACGCGCAGGAGTTTCAATTCGCGCAATCAAGGCTGAACCTTCTGTCTTCAAGGAACTTCAGGTCAAGTGGCTTGAAGGGTTTTATCCGATGGAAGTGAATCGGGAATTCGGCAAGGTTTTAGCTGAAACCAAGTTCCCCGGATATCACTTCAACGCTACGCTGAATGACGTTGCAAAGCTCGCACCCGAGCAGCAGGCAACGCCAGAAGAAATTCAGGCTGAAGCCGATAGACTCCAGGCTGAATCCATTGCGAATGAATTGCAGGTAACACGCACCGGAACTGGCGCACCAAAGGTTGACGAGTCCGGTAACGTTGTTCCTCCGATTCAGGGCAATACTCCTGAAGCTGATGCAACTGCAAAGCATGAACAGCGTCAGCGTGATTTGACAAAGGAGCAGGAAGAAAAGTTAGAGAA